TGTTAATGCGTCCATCAATGCCTGACCACTTAAGCCTTGTTGTAAAACTAATCTTATGATTTGCTTAAGTTCTTCATAAAACATATCTGTACTCCTGTTAATTACTCTGCTCGATAAATCACGATTTAACCTTCTAAACTACCTATAATTATAATACCATAAAAAAGAAAAAATGACTTGACTTCTTTCAGATCTTGAGATACGGATTCCGTACTTCTGCATGTGAAAGTAGGCATGTAATAAAAATAAAAGGATAAAAAATATATCAAATAGTAGAAAATACAGCTTGACTTTATGTGCGTTCAGAGTGATATATACAGTACCGAAAGGTAAATAACACACACGGAGGTACGCACCATGAGCGCATTCGCATTAAGAAACCATTTCGCATTACTGGATCACGGCACCGCAATTACCCGCAAGGTTTTCGAAGCAAACTTCACCAAGACCAGGGAAAAGGTCACCTTCACCTTCAACGGCTGGGACGGCAAAAGCTACAACGGTGAGAGCCGCAACGGTTACGTCTACCGCACTGCCATTGAGGGTTTTGAACACTTCCGGTTCGTGAAGGTCGGCAAGGGTCTGCACGTCATCGACGAGGACTACATGGTCACGGAAAAGGCGACAGGCGAAACCCACCCGGAAGCAGACTGGTTTATCGATGTTCTGAGGGCATAAGGAGGAGGCGATGATGAAGAAAGCACAGGGCAAGATTCAAAAGGCCGACCTGCAGGCAGCCTACAAGGGTTCCTACTACACGATTATCGGAGCGGGCGGAGACCTGCAGGAGTGGGTGGACGGCTACAACAAGATGCTGGAAGAGCAGGGCATCGGCAGGCCGAAAGCATGGTTCAAAGCCACGGGTGCACAGGTCAACAAAGAGTTCGGCCTGATCGGAAACGAGTCCTTCAAAGCCAGACTGCACTTACTCTTTTTCCCCTTGGACGATTTGGATATCGGGAAACTTGCGATATTCAAACTGCGGGAAGGCGACAGATGGTTTGACGATGTGATCGACAATTCCCAGCGAAGGCTGCGGGAAGCAGAAGGCAGCGAAGAATAAAAAAGGAAACGGAACACAGGGTAACGGAGAACGGAGCCCTGTGTTTTTAGTTGTGCAGATTGGAGGAAACAAATGAAAAACAGGAAAAAGCAAAGAGAAAACCGGAAAAAGTATTGTTATGGGCAGGTTACGGATTTGCGGAACAGCCATGGCTATTTTGATCCAACATCCTACAACGCTACGTTATCAATACAACAGGAAAAGAAATCGAAGCCGATGCCGAGCTTGATCCGTTCCGTGCTTATTGTTAACTCGCATAAATAATTATTGAAAAATACTCAAAATATGACTTGACTTTATGTGCCTTCAGAGTGATATATACACTAACCAAAGAACACCGCACAAGGAGGCAAGCAAAATGAACGGATATACAGAGAACAAGGCAGCCCGCTACCGCCTACCGAATACCGCCACGATGGAAGATTTGGCAATGGAAGTCAACGCTACGGTTGGCGCAGTACTGAAGATGGGCGACAAGGTTTTGGTCACCGATCGGGGCTGGAAGGGGTTCATTGCCGGGGTTTACGAGTTCGTAGAAACGCCGGAAGAAACGGGGCTGGACGAAATTGAGTGCAGGCTGAACCTGACCGCCATGAGCCAGGAGGTTTTCGAGGACGGCGGCCACGCGATCGAGTGGGCGATGCTCCGGTAAACAAAATCAACAGAAAGGGAGCCGAAAGGCTCCTTTTTCAGTTGAATTATTTTTTAAGAAATTTAAAAATAGTACTTGACTTATTCCGGAATCAGAGATACGGATTTCGGATATTTTTTATGTAAAGTTTCTTAAAAAATAACTTGATTTTTCCAAAATTCTGAGATAGTAATTTTTCTTTTAAATCGCTGTAAAAATCTTAAAAATATATCAAATAATTACAAAATATAACTTGACTTTATGTGCGTTCAGAGTGATATATACAGTACCGAAAGGTAAAAAACACAAAAAACGGAGGATTAAAAGATGAACATTAACACCAACGCACAGGGCAAAGACAGAAAGAACTTAGTAAACAAGATGGCCGGGATTTTAGGCACGAAGGCCGCCTACAACGGCGCACCGAAGTTCACCTACACGATAGGGAACTTCACGGTGGAACGGGACGGCAGCATCACAACGGAAGACGAAGCCGGGATGAGAACCCTGGCGGCGGCCCTCCGGGAACAGGGATTTGAAATTGACCTGCCGGAAACCGAAACGCCGGCTGAAGAAACCGAACCCCAGGCAGAGGAAGAGATGACCACAAGCAGCTGGACCCTGACGATGCCGAGGGAAGACTTCACGGAAACCCAGATCGAGAACCTCGAAAAGATCATCGCCAGCAAAGCAGCCCTGATCAGGAAGGCGCTGGATTGCGAAGACCCGATGGTGGTACTTACGGAAGACCGGGTGGCCTTCCCCTGGTTCAAGCGGATGCTCGGCGCAAACGAAAGCATGACGACCATGCGGTTCATCACAGCGGTTTGCCGGATGGCCAAGAACGCAAAGCGGGTCACCGCGAAAGAGAAGGAAGTACCGAATGACAAATACGCCTTCCGGTGTTTCCTCCTGAGACTGGGGTTTATCGGCAGCGAATACAAGGAAACCCGCAAGCGCCTTTTAGAAAGACTGGAAGGTTCCTCCGCATTCCGCACCACGGAAGACAACGAAGCCGCACAGGCGGAAAGCGAGGCCTGAGATGAGATTTCCGGGAAAAGAACTGGTAAAGCAAATCAGAAACGAATACCCCAAAGGGACGCGGGTCGAGCTGGTCAGCATGGATGACCGGCAGGCCCCGCCTCCGGGCACCAAAGGCACGGTCATCGGGGTGGACGACATCGGCAACCTCCTGATGAAATGGGACAACGGTTCCGGCCTCAACGTGGTGTACGGCGAGGATGTGGTGCAGAAACTGAAACCGGAAAAAACGGTCAAGACGATCTGCTACGGCGAGGAGCAGGTCTGGGACAGCCGGAAGGCCGCGATGGATTACTTTTTTGAAGCGATGTTAGGGAGCGACGGTAGTGAGAAACAGCGGTACACCAACGTGTACATGAAACTCCTGATGGGCTGGGAGGTGTGCAGTGATGACAGATAAGGTACGGGAACAGATTCTGAAGGTCCGGGAAACGGGCAAGACCAACATGTTCGACATTTATACGGTGCAACGCATCGGTCTGAAGATGGGCTTTTATGATATGGTGATTTTTATCGAAGAGAACAAAAGCGAGTACGTTAACTTCATCCTGCACGGGGATGAGAAAAGCCGGGCCGAACAGAACAAGACACGGTTCGCAAAGGACTATGCTACTGTGTTGGAATGGGATCCCGAGGCAGAAGAGATAATCAAGCGGAGAAAGGAAGAAATAACACGGCTGAAACAGGAAGGCCGCAGTTGCCGGAACGGGTTCCGGACGAAATGCATCCGGCAGGAACTGGAACGGCTGGAACATGAACTGGAGCTTCTGGTAGACCTGCTGTAAAGGAATTAAAAAAAGGCTTCCGCGAAGGGAGCCTTTTTTGGTTGGGATTTTGTGTATGGATTACAAAACTTACCGTTCAATTCAACGGGAGTCACCTAACATCGTGCGGACACTCCCAATCGCAGCCACATACTGACTGGCAATCAGCGTAGCATCCACCGCCGGCCACATTCTTCAGCTTTTCGCTGTCCAGCTCAACGTCGGCCAACTCTGCCATGTACGCTTCGGCTTCGGCTTTGGTAATTTCGAAGCCTTCGGCTTTTGCCAGTGCCACCAGTTCCTCTACTGACTTGCACTGCATGGCATTTTCAATCTGTTTTTTTGTGATTTCTTTTTTGTTGATTGGCATAATGTTTCACTCCTCAAAAAATTAATTTTTAATGCCTCTTACTAAAAACATATAATACAGTCTATGGAAAATTCACACTTACAGGAATTGTTTTAATAATTATATCATATAACCTTTACTGAGCAAAACTGGGATTTAATTCAACTCAATGACATTGTCCGCCAAGGGAGCCTTTTTTAGTTGGGGAGGTGAGAGGATGCGCAAACTTCGCGGCTACAAGCCGACAAAATTCATGGCGAAGGGTTCAAAGTACAGCAAGGCCCATGCGGATTACGCGGTACAGTTTATCCAATGCCTGAAACATACCAAGGGTACGTGGGCCGGCAAGCCATTCGAACTGATCGACTGGCAGGAACGCATCATCCGCGACATTTTTGGTGTTTTGAAGCCGGACGGCTACCGCCAGTTCACGACTGCCTATATCGAGATACCCAAGAAGCAGGGCAAGAGCGAACTGGCCGCAGCGGTCGCACTTTTGTTGTGCTGCGGTGACGGGGAAGAACGGGCGGAGGTGTACGGCTGCGCGGCAGACCGGCAGCAGGCCTCCATCGTGTTTGAGGTCGCCGCCGACATGGTACGGATGTGCCCTTCGCTCAACAAACGGGTGAAGATACTGGCATCCCAGAAGCGGCTGATCTACCTGCCCACCAACAGCTTTTACCAGGTGCTTTCGGCAGATGCCTATTCCAAGCACGGTTTCAATGTCAGCGGGGTCATCTTTGATGAGCTGCATACCCAGCCGAACCGGAAACTGTTTGATGTTATGACCAAAGGTTCCGGCGATGCCCGGACGCAGCCGTTGTATTTCCTGATCACCACGGCCGGCACCGACACCCACAGTATCTGCTATGAGACCCACCAGAAAGCAAAAGACATTCTGGAAGGCCGGAAGATCGATACTACTTTCTATCCGGTCATCTATGGTGCGGACGAAAGCGAGGACTGGTCAGACCCGAAAGTGTGGAAGAAGGCGAACCCGTCCCTGGGCATCACGGTGTCTATGGAAAAGGTGAAGGACGCTTTTAACTCCGCAAGGCAGAATCCGGGCGAGGAGAACGCTTTCCGGCAGCTCCGGCTGAACCAATGGGTGAAGCAGAGCATCCGCTGGATGCCTATGGAAAAATGGGATGCCTGTGCTTTTCCGGTGAGCGAGGATTACCTGGAAGGAAGAGTCTGCTACGGCGGGCTGGATCTTTCCAGCACCACGGACATCACGGCCTTCGTGCTGGTGTTCCCGCCGCTGGATGAGGAAGACAAATTTCAAATCCTGGCTTTCTTCTGGATACCGGAAGAAAACCTGGAACTGAGGGTGCG